ACGAATGCTTTCACAGGGAAATCTGTGTCCACACTTACTGCGTTTGCTCCCGGCCAATAGTTTTTAAAAGTAGTTTTACCAGTAACAGAGTCAACAAACTCTACGCCTGCTAATACACCTAAAGGAGATATCGCTTGATCAGAGATAATGATAGTTCCTGTAGAAGCAGGACACACGATCCCGCCATTGTATATAGCTGTTGCATAGTTGCTTGCAATCTCGTACTGTGTTGTGGCGTTATTATTTGGGTTGCCACCTACCTTTCCTATCGGACGAAGACCATAACCAGCTGTTAGATTATTTGCCATTTATTTTACTCCAATAATGGGGCCATCCTATTGTTTTTTAGGACCGCCAAAGGTTACACGAGATTGACGATCTGGTCGATTGATCGTCATAGTTGAATGTGCGTTTTCTCTCATCATATCTGAATCCACTGCTTGCATCTGATCTGCTTTCCTTTGATTAAAGTAAGCTGTTCTTTCTGCAATAGTCTCAACAGGCATACGAGCTAAAACTAACCCACCTACTCCGAAAACACCTTCATATTTACCCGAATCTACTATAGGGGCTTCAAAATCTGGGTATTCATCTGCTCTTACGAGCTCCCAACCTTCTCTAAGTTTTGCGGAAACATTCTTGGTGTCATTGAAACCACGAGTTTCTGCTCTTACCCATCGATGTTTAAAGCCATCTGGTGCGGGTGGTGCATCCAGCATGGATGGTGGAGCCCACGGCTTACGCGCTGCCGCCTTCTCCCTTGTCTGTGTTGCGCGAGGAGTTCTTTTAATAGAACCTTCAAACATATCGTCTTGTTGTGCCATTTATTTTACTCCTTAACGTATTTTGCGTATTGTTCTAGACTTACTCCAAGTTTTTTCGCCATAGCGACTTGCCTCTGAGTTAGTCTAACCTTGTTCCCACTACTGCGCCCAGTTCCAACGGACCTATTTACAGAAGCAACCGTCTGGGCGGGTCGTTTGCTTTGAGTTCCGTCTTTAAACTTATGAGGAAATTCTTCCTTCATACGTCTGTCTAGTATATCATAGTACTCATCGCTCTTCGGGTCAATACCTTCTGACTCAACAAGTTCTTTATGAATACCAAATGCTGCATAAGTCATGGCGCTGTCTTCGCCAAACCAATCATTCCTCTGTGCCCACCTTTCAGCCTTTGGATCAGGCCTTGGGGGAGATTGAGATACCGTTTGCTGGGCCATAGGCTGCGCTGGAGGCTGTTTTTGTCTTCTCTCGTTAGCCAACCTAGCTTGAGCGGCTCTATCGGCCTCTACGGCTAATTGTGTCATTTTTCTTTGAGCAGCTACAGCAGCTTCTGTATCACCAATTTCCATGGCGCTTCTTAAAGCAGCTTCCGTTTGAGCTAACTCTGATTCTACGCGACCACTATATTGATCAACGTAGCTATTATCCATTTGATTAAGTCTTTGAGCGAGTTCTGCGTTTTCTTTAGCTTTTAATTGCGCGAATCGAGTAGCTTCTTCAGCGTTTTTCTCAGCTTCCCGCATCTTTTTTGTAAGTCTATTAATTCTCTTCTGAGTTTGGTTCTCACTCTTTTTAAACTCATCTTCAGTATCTTGATCATTTTCAGAAACCTCTATTCCTTGGTCTTGAGACGTATCTTCAACCGTAACTTCAACGTCTGGACCCTCTTCTTCGTCTAAACCTAAGTCTAATTCTGCTTGTGATTCTTTTCCACTCATAATTACCTCTTAATAATGTAAAATGTCTTCGGGGTCCATAATTTTCGCTAAAATCTCGTCATCATTCAAAATTCTGACTTCTCCGCCGTCTATTTTAAAGCGAGATCCTGCATATCGGGCAAACATTACCCAATCCTTCTCCGCGCACCACGGTCCTGCCGGAAACTTTTCTGTGTCTTTATACGCCAAAGGTCCTGTCTTTAATACATAACCTACTTGAGTCGAAATCTGACCTTCTTCTACAATTTTGTCTGGTAATAGAATACCACCTTCTGTCTTACCCTTACCTCTGTAAGGTAAAATAAGTATTCTCCAACCAGTAGGTTGAGGCATTCTGTCTATTAAACTTTTTTCAATTAAACTAGGGTCTAAGACTCTATCTTTTGGGTCTACATAAGCCCCATTTAATTCTGTTGCCGATGTTTCCATTTAAACTTCCTCTTGTTCTTGCTTCTCTAAAAGATTTTTTATTTCACTCTCTAAAAAATCTAAGGACTTTATTTCACCCATAAGACCTTTGTAATGCATCATGTCCTTTACATTATCAAACTCTAACGTCTCACGAATAATTTCTCTTCTTTCTTTTATAAGCCTAAATACAGCTTGTGCAAGATAAATCTCATTCATTTCTATAAAAACCTAATATTTTCTTATTCTATCGTATATTCTTCTATATAATCGGGCTTACTTTGACACACTGGGCATTTATATTCAACAAATTTTATTATTCCTGCAAAAGGAACTGGTTCTTCAATAATATATTTTTGAAAAGCCATTTTATGAATATAGCAAATATTATCGTCCTTGGACACGTCTCAAACCGGTTACATGTTTTCTGTAAAAATAACTAGAGATCTTATTAAAAAATTTAAATAATTCTAAATTTATGCGGATCATTATTTCGTTAATCCCTTATACTTTTCAAATGATCTCAAACTGCCAAGTCCGAGCATCCCCATCAACACAGTCATCAAGCTACCCATATCAAAAGTCGGTAGTTCTGGAATAGCCACTCCAATATATGCACACAAGAATATAGTTACTGGTGCTAATACGAAATGCCAACACAGTGCTACACCACATGTCCAACCTATGAAGGGTCTCCAACCTGCAACAAAAATAGATTTATGTTGTGCTTCTGCCTTGTTGATTTCTAGCTGACCCTTGGCTAACTCCTGAGCGTGTTTTTCTGCCATGGTCGCAATTTCATGCGCCAATTTGTTTTTGGCATCTTTATCTTCAATAAATTTACCAACTAAGTTGGTTACTGGTCCTATCAACGCTGTTAACATTATTTATGATCCTTATGTTCGTGGCCCATCCATATACCAAACACACCTGTCATTACACCCATAACAACCGATACAAAGGCGGATTGAGCCGCTGTAGGAACTTCAAGCTGCATAAACCATTCAGCACATCTCCATGACATGACTGTACTAGCAAGCATCATACATCTTGGTAATATTTTCCATTTAAGAAACTGTTCAACTGTAATCATTAATATACCCTCACTCTATTTGGATCGACTGTGGCCTCTAATTTACAAATACAATTATATTTTTTATCTTCTATAAACTCTTGGTTATTCAATATTTTTTTATAATATGTGCAATCGTTTACCGATTTAAAGTATATTGATCCCTGCAGAACTCCATTCATGTAACATGCAAGGATAAATGCGGTCATTGTTATAAAAGATCTTTGTAATAACCAGAGTTTGGGGCGTAAACCTCTCCACCATCAGCCATTTTTACAGGTTTGACTTTGTCTCCATGACCTTCTCTGATTAAAAATTGCTCAAAACTCATGGAATCTGAGGCAGGACCATCAAAAAACTCTTTCCTCAAGTCCTTCTCGGTTCTTTTATCACTTTCTTTAGCCATTTTATATACCTCTTACTTTGGTAGAGCGTCCTACAGCTCCTCCTAATTTCTTTTTCTCAACACCTTTGGATTTATTATATTCATCCACAGAATCAAAGTGATCCCTTATCTCTTTGACGGCTTTAGAAGCCAAAATAAGAGCTCCTGATCCTAAATTAACTTTTGAATTTCCGTTACTTTTAGCCATTATTGACCTCCTTGGTTGTTTTGTTGTTTCAATAACTCTCTCTGCATCGCAGAATCAATCCTAGCCTGTGTTATTTTTTCTTGACTTTGTAGTCTTTGCTGGAATTGATCGTCCCTCTGCTGTACTTTCTGCTCTTCAAGACCTAGTTTAGCCCTGTCTATCTGAGCGTCATTCTGTTCAGCCTGCGCTTTCACCTGCAATTCTTTCTCTTTCAACTCTACCAACGGATCAGGTTGCCCTGCTCCACTTAATTGACCACTTAGAGCTTTTAGTTGTGACATACCCTCAGCTACATATTGAGCTGTCTTAGCTTCTATATCAATCATCTGCTCTTCTGATAAAGCCTGACCACCACCGGCTTGAATCAAGTCAACAGCTGCTCTCTCACGAGCTCCTATCTTAACATGCTCCATTATATGTTTTTGAAGGGCTACCGCCATTTGTGGAGATTGAGCGACTAGAGGTGTGGATCCAAAAACCATATGCGCCATTATGTGCGCCTCATGATCCTGCCCTTCAAAAGCTGTTAGTTTAATTTGATCTAAAACATCTATGTTCTCTTGAGCTGGGTCCTTCGGTATAGCCTCCGGCTCTGGTGTGCGTTTCAAGATCCTATCTATATCCCTTACGCCCAGCGCCTCGTACATGTCTCTAAAAATCTCATACATGTTGTGCATGTCAGGAGCTGCTGTAGCTAACTGCATTTTAGTTTGAGCTAAAGATATGCGCTGGGCCTGACTGAAAACATTCGGATTAGATACAGGTAATACATCTACCCTGTCATCAAAATCCTGTCTTCTAATACTGCTATCAACACCTGTTATACTATAAGGATATTCGTCAGGTAAAAACTCTGACATAACCTTAGATAACAACTTAAACTCAATCTTCATCGCATAATGTAAACGCTTATGTACAGCAGACATGACCCGTGAGCCCTGTTCCAACATCGCTATAGTCGTTCCTACCGCTGCATTTTGATTCCCATCCCCAACCTTTAAGTCTGTAATCGTAGCAAATCTCTGTCCAGCATCGACTACAAAACCTAATAACTGCATCAAAGTCTGGTCAGGACCTTTGAAAGGTAAGGACATTAAACTCGCTTTTATATCACCACCGGGGGCATCTACATCCCTAAACTCTCCCGGTTGCAAAGGCTCATCATCATCCCTGATCCGTAGGCCGCGGGCCTTGAACCCTGCTGGTAAGTTCGATAATGTACCTGCATCTATCAACTGCCTTAGTGCAGCAGTCGCGGTTCGCGAAAGACCACCAATGGTATGAATAAGTCCTAGTCCGTAAAAACCAAAACCCGGAAGAAACTTGTAATGTACAAAATATTGTATCTTTGCTTTTTTCTTATCGTCTTCTCTGTAATTCCTGCGAATCGATAGAATTTGGCCATTATCTTGTGATATAGTGACAATATAGGGAACTTTGATGCCTGTCGGCTCACCGTCCTCGTCTGTCTCTTCATAACCTTCAAGATCCAAATCAACATGACATTCTAATAAAGTACAGTCATAATCTATCTGTGATGGATACATTCCATCAATTCTCTCAATCTCCTCAGTTAAACTTCCTGCTTCGTTTTGAGCAGGTATCACAGGTATGTCCCTATAAAATCCAGAAACTTGACGCTTTCTCAAATCATTTAAACTTAATTTTAAAACTTGTGTGATATTAGGACAAGTTTCCAGATCCGTGGTGTTGTAAGGTACAATCAAATTCTCAGCTGGAACAAACTTACTTACAGCTCTTTCTAAGTTCTCATCATAATAAACTTTCTTAAACGTACTACCCGCTAACGGTAAATAAAATAACATCTGATCTAATTCAGGTGTATACTCTTCCATAACACAAGTTATGTAGTAGTTCATAAATTCCTTTACTCTTTGAGCTTGATCTTCTTTTGCAGGAGTGCTCGATCCAAGCACAGTAGTTCGCACGGGGCCAGTTGGGGGCAACAACTCATT